CCAACACTTCCATATGATACACGTTTAACTTCATTAGTATTAAAGTGTTTTATAAAATTTGTTAATAATGAATTAATAAATGTTCTTGTTTCACTGGTTTCATAATCAAAACTAAATCCCCAACCCGACATTGAATAATTTATTCCTTCAAATATAACATTTACATCTGTATAATTCTCTAAAATAAATGCTAACTCTTTAAATCTTAATCTTATATGTTTCATTAAAAAATTTTTATCTTTTTCTGGATTATTCCATACAAATTGTCTATTTCTTATTATATTAATTTTTATTTTATCATCTGATAGTGCCAATGATGATGATGGTAGTGGTTGCTGTGATGATAATAGTATTGGTGGTGGTGGTGGTGGTGGTGGTAGTTGTTGTTGTAGTCGTGGCGATTGTTGTTGTTGTTGTGATGAAAAAGATATAGGTATATAATCATCTATCCATTCCTTTAAAATTTTTTCTGTTTTTTTGCGGATTCTTCGTTTAAAAAAACTAATTTATGATCGTAATTTATATCGTTATCTGTTGGATGAATATCTGTAAGAATTACAACTTTATCCATATTTATTATTATTTGATATTTATCATTTAATAATTCATAGTGAACTTTATCTAATATATCTTTTAGTAATAATATATTATGTGTATAGGATTCCTTGTTGTTAGTTATTATGTATTGCTTCGTTGTATCTGTATTTTGAATTGACAATGTAACATCTTTCAATATAATAACTTTATCTGAATCTTTTTTTGAAAAAGTAATAACATTATTTGTTCTATGTATATTATAAAGTTCTCCGCCAGTTTGGTTTATTAAATTTAAATACTTTAATCTATATTTAAAATATTTATTGTTAAAATTTGTATTCAAACATTATAAAAAAATATTGAATATTTTATTATTATATAAAGTATGATTTATAATTAATAAATTATAATCATGTCTTCGTTACCATGGGTTGAAGAGTTTAGACCAACAGAATTAAATGATATTATATCACATGCTGAAATAATCAATACATTAACTAATTTTATTGCTAATAATAAAATACCACATATGATATTTTATGGACCACCCGGAACAGGTAAAACAACCACTATATTAGCATGTGCTAAAAAAATATATGGTAATAATTTTAATTCAATGATTTTAGAATTAAATGGTTCAGATGATAGAGGTATTAATGTTGTTAGAGAACAGATTAAAAATTTTTCTGCTACTAATTCAAAAATATCTAGTATAATTTTTCAATCTGAGAATGAACTAGAAGAATCAAATTATATTAAGAATAAGATTAATATTAAATTAGTAATATTAGATGAAGCTGATGCAATGACATATGACGCACAATTTGCATTAAGAAGAGTGATAGAATTATACACAGATTCAACTAGATTTTGTTTGATATGTAATTATTTGACAAAGATAATACCGGCGATTCAGTCTAGATGTCAAATGTTTAGATTTGCACCAATAAATAATATTAATCATCAGGCAAAAATAGAACAAGTTATTCAAATAAAAAACATTTTAATAGAGAAAACAGCTATAGAAAAAATAATAGAATTATCAGAAGGGGATATGCGGAAATCATTAAATTTATTACAATCTCAATTTATGATAAATGGTAATAAATTAATAACATTGAATTCATTATATAGATCTATTGGATATCCAACTGATGAAGAACGTAAAGAACTAATTGAAAATGTGTCTAATAAAGATCTATTAGGTATATATCAAATATTAAATAGATTACAATCAGAGAATAATTTATCAAATCAAGATATCATTCGTGAAATATCTACATATTATGTAAAAATGTATCTAAATAAATATTCTATAACAAAAACTAAATTAACAAACAAAATACAAAATAAACTATTGAATTTATTTGATGAATTAGCAAATATTGAAATTAATCTAATAACTAATACTAATAATAATATACATTTAATGGCAATTAGTTCTATTATTTATAAGTATAATTTATAGATTTTTAATAAATATTATTACTTATGCATTAACTTTTTAATTAATATTATCGCTTACTCTCTAATATTAATTAAAAAATTGATGCAGAACAATGCATTAACTTTTTAATTAATATTATCGCTTACTCTCTAATATTAATTAAAAAATTGATAAAATAAATATATATTAAATCTATTTAATAAAATATATACAAAATGAAACATGTCTTCTAAAATTGTTTTCGGTTCTATTTGTATCATAACAATGTTCCTGTTATTCAACTGCAATAAACAATGCAATAAAAAAACAACAGATAATGATTCAACTGCTATAGAAACGCCTATAATTGAAAAAAAATTATCAACTACGAACAATTCTATTGAAAAAAGAAAGAAACAAACATTTACAAAGATCAATTATGAATCAAAAAAATATAATTCTTTTTTACAACCAATAGAACCAATTGAATATGTATGTGATGATCTAATCATAGATTTTCATCTAATATTAAACGATCATGAGATTAGTTATAATGAATATAATCTTAAATATAGAAAATTTAAAGAAAGTGTAGAGATAGATATTATAAGATTTGTGTGTGTTAAAGAAGATATAAAATTTGTTATTAATATTCATAAATCACAAATTCTATTTATATCTGACAATAAAGATATCACAAATTTAATAAATAAAATAATGGAATGATTTAAATTTAAATTATTCCATTATTGGATAATAAATGATTACCAGCAGTTTTTGCAAAATGGGTTATTCCCCCTGTATGTTGTCAGGAACAACATCGCACACCCTTTGCACATTTCATGATGCTTCTTTTGCTTTTTTGGTTTCTTCTGCATGTAATGCATTGTGCACTGCTTCCCATGTATAGAAACACCATTTTTGTTTATGTTGTGCGAGCAACAAATACAACAATGACCCTCCATTTCTGCTTTTGAATGTGCGCTATAAATGCAATCTTCTCTCGCACATTTTTTAACAGGGGCTTTGTCAGGCGAAGCATTTTCTTTAAAAATCGACTCCCCAGCTAGCAAAGCATCTTCTTTAAAAACTGGTTTTCCCTCATCATCCGAGATGTCATCCCGAAGAATTGGTGCTTCAGCTAGCGAAGCATTTTCTTTAAAAACTGGTTTTTCATCTTCATCATCGTCACCCCACTTAATATTGTCGTTCTTCCAGTTAGGTGGCGTTATAGGCATTTTATCTATGTTTCTACTTATTATTCTAAATGGCTATTATATAATAAATATTTTTCAATTTATTTATATAAATAATAAATCATTATTAATTAATAATAAGGATGTTATCACCAAAAATAGATTATAACTTAAATCAAATAAAGGATAAAATTATTGGTAAAAAAGTTTTTATATTTGATCTAGAGACAACCGGATTATTTGATAAAAAATTATTTTATAAATATTGGGACAATACAGTATTTGATTCAGCGCGGATAGTAGAGATTGGATATTATTATTCTGAAAATTTTGGATTAGATTTTGAATCAAACAATATTATACATTCTTATTTACGGAAGCCGACAGATTTTGATAGTATTGATCCGAAAGCCATTGAAAAACATTGTATAACTATTGATAAATTAAAATTAGATGGTTTTACATTTAGCCGAATATTAAATCAGAATTTAATCAATATATTAAATTCTTGTGAAATAATTATATCACATAATACATTATTTGATTTTTATATTTTATTAAATGAACTACACAGATTTAAATTAAAAAATACTATTAAATATCTAATTGATATTAAGTCTAATAATAATTTAATATGCACGTGTAAAGCTTCAGGATATAAAAGATTAGATTTTTTATATAAATCAATATTTAATAATGAACCATTAATATCACATAGAGCAGGTGAAGATGTAAAAACATTAATAGAAATAATAATTAGACAGAATTTAGATTTAATCTATAAATTAAATTTATAACTCAATATATTGAGTTATTGTGCTTACTAAATATTAGTTTGAACGATTCATCGCCTTGATGATGAAAACGAATGAATAAGATATAAGATTCATTAATTATTGAGCGCATATAATCAACAATTTGAAATCTAAAATCACGTGTCAAATAATATTTCTGTATTTTTTCCAGATATGGAATCAATATATCATCAATTTTTATAATCAATAACAAATCACTAATAGAATTCCCTTTCTTTACTTCAATAATAAGATCTTTTATTTGCGATTGCCGATGAAAAATAACACCTTTGATAATTCTAAGAAAAATTTCAAATGCTTCCACATCGCTTATTTGCGGTAAGGTTGCCGTTTTCTGTATTTGTGTTTCTGGTCCTTCTATTTCTTCTATTTCTTTTCGTTTCTTTGATACGATTTTAACTGGTTCTTCCTGTTCTTTTTGTTCTTTTGAGACGTCTTCAATCGGTTCTTGTGTTGTATTTTCAACTGATTCAGCATATTTAATTATCCAATCTGTGGGATCAATACATTGTGGCAGTTCATTATATTGAATCAGATCACTAGATACAGTGGATTGGATTGGATCACTAGATACAGTGGATTGGATTGGTAATGGATTTTCAATGATAGAAATTTGTGGATAATTAGTTGATTTAAAATCTATTGAAACAGTGTAGATTCCATTGGTGACATCAATTTTATTTGATGGTGAAATGAATGTGACAATTGTAGCATCAGTTATCACTGGATTTTTCTTAATAGAAACTTGTGGGAAATCAGCTAAATTAAAAACAATTATAACTGTGAAGATTCCATTGGTGAAAGCATACTCATTTGAGTGGGATTCATGTTGATGAATTTGATTTATTATATATATTTAATAGTATATTAGTAAATATTATTTCAATTTTTTAATAAACATATATGGCTGTGCCATATATGTTTATTAAATGATTCGGACGAAATAAAATATTAATATTCCCAACAAATATATAACTAATTAATAAATTGATTCTCAAAATGATCTTTTGTTAATATTAATATATTTAATGATTTTGCTTTAATAATTTTAGAACTAGTATTATCAATATCGGTAGTTATTAATATATTAGTTTTTGTAGAAATTGTAGAATTAACTTTACCGCCATTTGATTCTATTATTTTTTCCCATTCTTTATTTCTAAATCCACTAAATACAAATATCTTATTATAAAACCTATCATCAGTTTGGGTATTAGTTAATTCTGCTATATATATAATGATACTTTGTCTCAGTTGTTTACGCATATTCGGAGTTAGTTTATTAAATAGTTCAATAAATTTATCTAATCCTGTCGTAAAATATTCAGCAGTTTTAACATCAAATCCATCTATTTCTGTAATCATATTAATTATAGTTTGTTCTTCATTCTCTACGTATAGTTTAATAATATCTGGATATATATGAATTATTTTAGTTAATTTTTTTTCACCTAATCCATGTCCGAAAGTATTTGAAGCAATCATTAAATCTAACATTGTTAGATTTTTCATTCGTGTATTAATATTTGTATAAATTTTATTTATCATTTTTTCCTTAAACCCACTAATATTTGTTAAATCTGTAATAGTGATTGATATTATTTTTTCTATTGTGTCAATATTAGCATTTATTAATTTTCCAATAATTGCTTCATCTATTGATAGAATATTTAATTTTTTAATAAAAAATGTTAATTCTTTAATTTTCTGGTCTATAGTATAATCATCATCTATAACAATATCTACACCAGATACCGTCCATTTATATTTAATATCTGGTAATAGATTTTTAACTGTAGATGGTTTAATAATGGATATAATTTTAGGTATAACATCACCAGATCTAATTAATCGTATAATTGCACCGACACCTATTTTATTATCAATAATATATTTAGCGTTATAGGCGGTAATATTAGATATAACTACACCGGATAATTTAGTAGGGACAATTCTTAATTTAGGTTTAATATAGCCATCTTTAGAGATATTCCATTCTACTTCAATAACTTCAGCTTCAGCACTTTCGGCGATAGTAGTATCTTTATATGCAAAAGCATATGTAGGATTAGAATCTATAGTTCTATTAGGTAATTTATTATTAGAAATAATAATTCCATCTATTTCATATTCTGATAATGTTTTCCTATCAATCAATATTAATGATAAGTTTTCTAATTCAATGTTAATATCTAATTTATAATCAACAACTTTTAAACCATAACTATTTAATTTAATAAATTGTTCGTCTAATGATGGGATCCATGGATTAATTAATTCATAAGCTACAAAATCAACATCAGCTATAGTTTTTAGATTTAGTTTTTTAGAATTAATAATTCCACTAACCATATTACGAGCATTAGCCATTTGATTAGAATATTTTTTAAAATTATTTTTACTGATTATTAACTCACCTCTAATAGCAATATTATTTGGTAAATTATCTATATCTAATTTATTAATAGATTTGATATAACGAATTAGATGACTAATATCAGAACCTTCATAACCATCTCCTCTAGTATATAAACATAGTTTATCATTTGATTTAATTAATAATCCACTAACACCATCTAATTTATCAGAACATACATATGGACCATCAAATTTTGTTTTCCATTTATTTATAATATTTTGATCTGTAGATTTAATTTTATCCATTGAAAACATCGTATAGGGCAATTTAACTTTGTTTTTAGTATTAATTTTAGCACCAATCTTTTTTAATATTTTATTTGTAGGATCTAGATCTTTGATAAGATCAATTAACATATCATAAATATCATCAGATATAATTGATTGATTATTATGATATTGTTCGTTAGCATATTCTAGTATATTAATTATAGTTGGTGCATTATTTTCTAGTATAAATAATATTGGATCTTCATTTAGATTAGTTATTAGGGAGTTGATATTCATGTTAAATATATTATTATTATAATTAGTATAATTATAAATTAGATTAAAATAATATCAATTTTTTAATTAATATGTTTGGTGAAACCAAACATATTAATTAAAAAGTTAATACGCCGTTTCGTATCAATTTTTTAATTATCTATTATTGTGTAAGCGATAATAGATAATTAAAAGATTAATACGCCGTTCCGTATCAATTTTTTTAATTAATATGTTTTAATTAAATTGTTTTATTATAGATATAATGAAATAATTTAATTAATTCCATACTTTAACATCGCCTTTTTCCAGTCTGTCCTTTTCTGTTCTAGAGTAGGATCATTGTTAGACTGTTCTTGTCTCTCTTTCTTTGATTGGTTAGTAGTCAGAGTGTTAGACGCTTCTCGCTTCCGTTTATTTGATTGGTTAGAGATCAAAGCGGGAGTGGGCTTTGTTTCCGGAATGTTGGATGTAAATTTAAGAGGGGA